ACCATGAGGAACGGATCTCCGTCCACGTACAATACAGCATCGTAACACTGTGTTTCTTCTGACGCCCAATTAGCGTGCTTAATATTCTTTAGTTCTAGTTTCATCCTATTATCTCCCACTTGGTTGTTGATAGTATAGTAACTAATCACATGTTGCTCACATGTCAAGGCAATCGAAAAAGAAAAATAATTACAATGATTACAGTATTACGTTATTCCCAGAGTTTTTGTTTTTTTTTTTTTTCAAGTGGGAAATGATGTAATCAGCGTAATCAACGTAATCAGAGTATAAAAACAAGGGTCTTCATTGCCCTAAATGATTACAAATGATTACACTGATTACGCTATGCTAGAGAAAACGCTACATATAGCATGTTTGTTTGTTGTTATTGATTTCTTAAAACACCTGTATTTTTGGGTGTTTTTTACTCAAAGTGTAATCATGTTGTAATCAAACATGTAGACCACAATAACACCTGGTCTATTGCTTGTTTTTCACCGGATGTTATAGTCGCTGCAGTACGTTTGGAGGACAAACATGATAAAAAATAAAGCTAAGATTGAAAAAGAACATGGTCGAAAGCTAACAAACAGGCAAATAACCTTCGCTAAACATATAGTAGAGGGTATCTATTCTAATGCAGAATGTGCTAGGAAGGCAGGCTATGCTCATGACGTGGCAAAAACTAAAGCATCCATACTTTTAAATGGAAGAGATTATCCTCACGTTGTGGACTATATAACCGAGCTTAGAGAAGAACGTGAGCGACGTTATGCAGTGACTACGCTAGGACAACTCGAAAGACTACACAAACTATCACTTGGAGCAGAGGATGCAGGCCAATTTTCTGCCGCGATTAACGCTGAAAAGATCCGCTCGGCACTGGGTGGTTTGACTATTGATAGACGCGAAAACATCAACACGATGGATCAACTTTCAAGAGACGAAATAGTCTCAAGATTAGCTGACTTGCAGAAGAAATACCCACAAGCATTTGTGATTGATGGTGACTTTAAGGATGTAACAAATGAGCCAAGGTCCAGAAGCAAAGTTTTGGAAATCAGTCCGAGCAAGTCTGCCAAGTAAAGCGTTTGCCACACGTATTGAGAACAAGCATGGAGGTGGTGTTCCCGATGTTCATGTGGTTTGGGATGGCCTTCCCTTTTGGTTGGAGCTCAAGGTAACTAAAGCATACGCAGTAAAAGTCTCACCTCATCAAATCGCTTGGCATATGGCATATCACGCTCGTGGAGGGCTGAGTTTCTTCTTGGTTAGAGGCCCCTCGCCCAAGGATATATATTTGTTTGGAGGGGAAAAAGGGGTCGATTTACTGGAAAAAGGGGTGCTCTGCGACCCTGACGCCAGGTTCATGGACCTTGGTTCGTGCTTTGCGTCTCTGCGTGTCTGTCTTATTGATCATTATCGCCTTGCGTGCTTGTAGCTCTGCGTCCTTGTCGCTTTTTTTTAGTGAAAAGGACCAGGACTCGAAAGCCCTGGTCAAGTTAAGGCGTGTGGAATAGGACGAAACTACACGCCAAGGTAACTTTATATTAATGTTGAACGATTGCAATAGACTTAGCATTCAATGATCCCTTACATAATTTACACGTTGCACATTGAACGCGTCGACCAGCTTCTTTTGATGCCGGACAAAGTATCTCGTTGCTTTTGTCCAGGTCGTTAACGCTTTGAATGACTCTAAATGTCCTTCGAAGCTTGGACCAATGGTTTTTCGCTTCGTCGTAATTGTCCGCGCTTTGCATTGCTATGTCCGGTCGCCAAGGTTTTTGATGCGTGTAAGCTGTCCACGTTGTTGCGTTCTCTAATAACTGAGTCCAGACAATATCTGGTACTGCAGCGGGGTCGCCATACGTTCCGACTCTGACGAATTTGTTCTTTCCTAGTTCGGATCTACAATTACTTGCCTCTGGATAAACGCCACGCTTGTACGCTTTCCAAACGATTAAAACACCCTGGCCTAAATTCACATAGCACTCACGCTCTTTAGCAATTTTTCTTTTTGGATCCGTCGTGACCTTGCCTCGCATCGGACAGTCGCCACAAATGCTGTAGTCTTGGCCGGTTTTACTAGCTTCGAGCGGATTTACATTTTCTCTTAATATGTAGGTTTGTAAAACCTTGCCCGTTTTAGTGTTGCGATCTGAGTATGTACCAATAGCAACAATCTCTTTACCGTCAATTTGCGAAGGTCCTTTATATATTATTCCATTTTTCATTTTTTCCTATTCCCTTTTATTATTATGTTTTAGTTATATTCTACTTATATTCAACAAACAAGTAAAAAACGACCCTCTAGGATGCCTCCAGACTGGCGAAACGAATTGTTTGCTTACCTTAGTACCTGGATTTTCGCTTGTTTTTTAACTTGCAGCAATGTGCTTTGCGTCCCTGCGTCCCTGCATTTTATCTTTTATTTCCTGCGCCTTGCGTCCCTGCGTCCCTGCTGCAACCTTTATTGTATTGGTTGTTCTTTAATAACAAGTAAAGAACAACCTGGCCATAAGTCAGCCTGCAATTATTAGATCTAAGTATAAAACAAAAACTAATAAAACTATTAATGCTATTCCTAAAACTAATGGTGGATTGTGTCTCATTCTTTTTCCTTTCCTTCTCTCATGTCTATATATTCCCAAACATTTGAAAAACTTCTAATCCATTTGCTTTGCTTGGTGGTCAAAGAACTATCATCAAACAAGTATTCCCATGCATCAATGCATGGGATCTTTTCTTTTTTACAATACTTCTCATAAATATCGGTTAGAGTATTTAGAGACAATTTATAGTATTCAATTGGATCTACTGAAAATCGACCAGTTTCATCCAAAAATGGATCGGTGATGCAGGTACCTTCAAACTTAAACATCTTTACGTCCTTTACCTTTAATGAATAGTTTATAGGCCTTTGTTAAAAGATAAAGATCATCGGGTAAATCATTTACCCTATCATTAATATCTATTCCCATTTCTGATACCAATAAACCTCTAAGACATTCAAAATCGGGAGCTTTAACGAATTCTTTTATTTCATTAAAATCATTACTTTCAAATAAGAAATCATAACTTGCCGTCGTGTCTTCCAAGTATGTTACAGCAAACCGAAGCGGAAGCTTATTATAAATTGCTTCAGTAATGGAACAACCTAGTTCTAATATCTTTTCAAATTCACTATTAGATAGTGTAGTGAAACCTCTATCTTTAGCGTTTATAACGCGTTCTTTTAAGCTATGGCTGTCTATCCATATCTGGTATCCCCTGCAAGAATAACTAGGCAAGGTATCATTGTTATAGCTTATGTTTCGCCAATACTCCGGTATTATTAAATCCTCTATATATGATTGCCATTCTTTTCTCATAGTCCTATTTCCTTTTTATAGTTACGATGTTTACGATACATCGGAATGATGCCCAACCGAAGCTGGGCATCTAACCGATTAATCTTAAGCATTAACCTTTTCATTAATGTTATGAAGCTTATGGATTTCTGAGTAAGTCTCAGACCATTCTGGACTAGCGTCCGTTACATAGTTTGCGTGCTGTAGAATTTCACGTAAGTAAACGTCACCCATTTCCCACGTTTGATTATACATTAGGTTAGACGTTGCACTAGTAAACCAACGTGCATATGGATCTTTTGCTTCACTATCTAAAGACTTATAAGTCTTTAAGATCTTCCATTTAAAACCTGAAGCTCCATGATATGTTGCATAACCTTCTAAATTAGTTTTACCGAATTGATTTTTCATAGTCCTATTTCCTTTTATGGTTGTGATGCAAAATCGCATCGGAACGGGCTCTATTTCTAGAGCCCAAACCGATACGTATTTATGAATTGAATGGGGTATTAACGACTAAAGGCCTATCAATTAACGTCCATACTTCCTTAACCTTTGCCACCTTTAACTTTTCAAAGGCTTCCTTTCCTAAGTATTCAATTAGATAGTGATCTCTATCTTTAGTTGGGAGCGTCCTTTGTGTTACCTCTTTAAGGTAGGCTACGTTATTATCTAACGCTTCAAGTCGTAAAGAACTTACTTGAACCTTAAGTTCATTAATCATTTCATTATAAAGAGCCAACTGCGATTTATACCAGAATGCATTTCTATTTCTAATATTAACCTTTGTCGCTTCGGTCGCTTTAGTTTGTAAATTTTTAATACTCAT